AGGATTTACATTTGGTGACGTATCTAATTACAAAGGCGATGTAACAATGAAAATGACATTGAATAATTTGTTTGTATTCAATGAAACAGTTAAACAAGTAGAGGATATTGTAAAATGTCACAACGAATTATTAAAAACAGTTGTTCCTAGAGATTTTTATTCTATATTAATGAGTATGGAAGAAATGTTTTTGAATCCAGATAATGCTGTACATATATATGAAAAGAATAGTCAATTATATGATAAGTTTGGAGGCGGAACTAGAGATTTAGTAAATAATGAAATAATATCACAATTTTTTGAAATATAATAAAATGAAAAAGACAGAATTAGTAAATTTTATCAACCGTTATTATTTAGCGGGAGCAACGACATCTGTAAAATGGAAGTCAAATGCAGGAACATTAGAAACTGATTTCATATCTGATGACCAGAATGTAATTGGATCAGTTAAAACAAATATTGATTTAGGTAATCATGAATTAGGAGTATATGCAACACCTCAGTTAACAAAAATGTTATCTGCTGTAAGCGATGATATTGATGTCAAAGTGAATGATGTGGATGGTACAGCGGTAAGTATTGATATAAAAGATAATGACGTTGAAATGAAATTTATGTTAGCAGATTTATCAGTTATAAGGCAAGTTCCAGGTTTAAAACAATTACCAGATTGGAACACATCATTTGAATTATCAAAAGAATTTATTGATAAGTTTATTAAAGCAAAAAACGCAATCCCAGATTCTGAAAATTTTGGAGTATCATGTAACAACGCTATTGCCGATGTAATTATCAATTATTCAACCATCAATACAAATCGTATAAAATTTTCTGTTAAATGTGAAAAAGAAGATTGCGAAGATATGTCTATAGTTTGTTTTTCATCTAATGGATTCAAAGAAATACTTCAAGCTAATAAAGATGCAGAATCTGCTAAATTGGAAGTATCTGGCGCAGGATTAGCAAGAGCAACATTTACATCAAAAACATTTACATCAATTTATTATCTAGTTCAATTACAAGTAGCATGATACAAGTAAAATATAAAAAATTATCAGAAAAAGCAATTACTCCATCATATGCAAAACGAGGCGATGCTGGGTTAGACATAAGTTGTATTACATATACAATAGATAAAGATTTTAATTATATTGAATATTTTACAGGATTGGCATTTGAAATACCAGAAGGCTATGTAGGATTACTATTTCCTAGATCATCAGTATCAAAAACAGATTTAAGATTAGCAAATTGTGTCGGTGTTGTTGATTCAGGTTATAGAGGGGAAATAACATTTAGATATAAGTTTGATAAAAATAGTTTTTTTGCATCACTGAAAAGATTTGAAGAGAGAGATAGGATAGGTCAATTAATAGTAATGCCTTATCCAGAAGTTCAATTAAAAGAAGTAGTTAAATTAACAGAGTCAGAAAGAGGTGTTGGTGGTTATGGCTCGACAGGTAAATAAAAAATATGTTTGGAAATCAAGAAAATACATTATGGGTTGAAAAGTTTAGACCTGCAACATTAGATGGATATGTTGGAAATGAACATATCATTGATAAAGTAAAATTATATCTCAAATCAGGAGATGTGCCTCATTTATTATTTTATGGCGGTGCAGGTACTGGTAAAACTACGCTAGCAAAAATTATTGCAAATAATGTGGATGCAGATATAATGTATATAAATGCTTCAGATGAAAATAATATAGAAACAGTTCGTACTAAAATAAAAAATTATGCAAGTACTGTTGGATTTAGAAGATGGAAAATTGTTATATTAGATGAGGCAGATTATATGACCCCTAATGGACAAGCTGCTTTAAGAAATCTAATGGAGACATTTTCTAAAACTACAAGATTTATTCTTACATGTAATTATGTTGAAAAAATTATAGATCCTATTCAAAGTAGATGTCAAGTATTTGGAATAACTCCGCCTAATAAAACCGAGGTTGCTAAACGTATAGTTAACATCTTAAACGAGTTACAAGTCCAATTTGATACTAAGGACATAGCGACTATTATTAACGCAGGATATCCAGATATAAGACGAGTTTTAAACTCATGTCAGCGACAAGTTATAGACGGAAAACTTATAATTGATGATACTAGTGTTATACAAGCAAACTACATGACAAAATTAGTAGAACTGTTAAAATCAGATAGGGATAAGAAAACAGCATTCAAAGATATAAGACAACTCATTGCAGATAGTAAAGTAAAAGATTTTTCAGCATTACATAAGTTTCTATTTGATGAATTAGATAATTATGCTAAAGGGCATATTGCTGCTGTTATATTAATTTTGGCCGAGTCTCAATATCAAGATGCATTTGCAGTTGATAAAGAATTACATATAATGTCAACAATTGTCAAAATACTAAATGAAATTAAATAGGAAAAATTATGTCAAAAATAATTGGTATGGATGGCAAGCCACCAGAAAAGCCTCAACTCAAACCTGAAGATTTAAATGATATCAGATGTGAAAACTGTGGTGGTAAATATTTTAGACAGGTTAATGCATTTAAAAGAATATCAGCTATAATGTCACCTACCGGTAAAGAACAAATTGTTCCAGTTCCGTCATTCAGATGTGATGATTGCGGTCATATAAACAAAGAATTTCAAGTTCAATGAAAAAACCAAAAACCATATTTGATCATTTAGCAGGTATAACATTTAAAAAAACTAAATGGGAAGACCTAACTGAATCAGATCAAAAAAGTTTTTCTCCTTATTTAATTAACAGATGGTTATCCATGTCACCTCAATTGATAGAAATAGTTGATATGTTTCAACATTACACAATAGGTCCATTATCAAAAGAACATGTTTATAAATTATATTATGATATTCTACCTAAAGGTAAATTTTTTACTAAATATATTAAGGGTAAAAAATCAGATAAGTATAACAAAGAGTTGATTTCTTTTTTAGCTAAGCATTACCAAATATCAAAAAGTGAATCAGAAGAATATATACCTTTATTAAGTAAAGATGAAATATCTGCTATTTGTAAAAAATATGGTAAAACAGATAAAGAAATCAAACAATTAATGAAATAGTCTAATGAGTAGTAATGATTTTATGATTGAATTATATAGAGGATCTGATTATATAATTGAAATTCCAGATATTATTTTGTATAGTATAATTACAATAGTTTTATTAGGCGTTTATTCAATAATAGGTAATAATAAATGAAAAAAATATTAATTATTTTTATAGTTTTGTATACAAGTTATAGTGCGCAAGACTATGAGGCAGGTAAATCATTATTTAGAAATAATTGTGCCTCTTGCCATAACATGGAAAAAAAAGTAGTAGGACCAGCATTAAAAAATGTTGTAAATAATCAAGGTATAGAATGGACTACTGCATGGATAAAAAATAATAATGATTTAAGAGCATCAGGCGATAAACATGCAAATCAAATATTTAAGGAATATAATGGCATGGCCATGGCTGCCTATGAATATTTAGGCGACGAAGCTATTGATAATATAGTTACATATTTAGCTCAATATAATGATAAGAAAGCAGAGGCTGAAGCTAATAAACCAGCTCCTGTAGCAAGCAATCAACCAGTGGTAGTACAATCTAAAGGATTAGGGGCATTGGAAATAATTTTACTATGTGTGATAGGTTTCATATTTTTAGTAACAATAGGTATATTACAATATGTTTTAAAAACTATGATTAATGCTTATAGAAAAAGTAAATCTACAGAAACGTATCTACTTAAAAAAATAGATTTATCATTTGATGAGTTAAATAAGGAGTTTGATGGATTTATTGAAGACGAGGTAAATAAAAGAGTTAAAATAAAAATGAAAATTTTTGAAAATGATATCAAAGATACTATCAAAAAATCTTTTAAGAAATAATTATAAAAAATGAATGAAGTAATTAGAGATACAAAAAACAAAGTTAAATTTACTGAACAAGTTTATCATCCTAAACATTATGGAGGAGAAGAGTCAACATATGAAGCTATTAAAGTAATAGAAGCATGGAACTTAGGATTTAATTTGGGTAATGTTGTTAAATATATTGCTAGATTAGGTAAAAAAGATCCTGATAAAAAATTTGAGGATCTTGAAAAAGCTTTATGGTATTTACAAAGAGAAATAAATAGACATGAAAAAAAGTAAAGTTATAAATGCGCTAAAAGCCCAAGCGCTTGCTGATAAAGAAAAAGCATTAATGGCATTAGATTTATTAGAAAATCAAGCTGTAGGTATAGGAGATCATACAGCAGAAGATTTTTTTAAAGATGCAACAGAAGCATTAAATTTATTAGCAGAAGCTGATGATAGACTTGATGCAATAGAAAAATATTTTAGTGAAAAAAATATATAAAGATATCAACCCAATTAAATCGCAGATGAAACCTGCGCGCGCGACAATTGTTGCAGTACTGTACTTACTTGCGTCATTATTTATACTTGGCGTTTTTTCATCATGTAAAAAACAAACTGATGAAGGCAGATGGTATATTATTAAAGAAGGTAATCATTATTCCAATACAATACAAGACCGAATATTTAATAGACGAAATTATGATACAATTTGGCAATGGGAAATCATGTTTGATGAGTATTGCAAGTATCATTTTTCTCATTTAGAAGATTCAGCTAATATTTCAGATGTAAACAAATTAATAGGATATGCTGATTGTGGCACTTCACATACTAAAAATTCAGTTAGAATTGGATGGAGAATATCCCCTACTTCCATGGATGAAATTGAATTATTATCTTATATTAAAAAGCCCTC